TACTATCCTGATGTATTCTATCGTCAGTCTGAGTACATTTACTGGATGGACCATACTTCTGCTGGTTCTAACTGGGGTACAGACACAACTTCAGCATATACAGCAGTCAACGCACCTGTTGTAGATTCACTTACAGGTGGAACAGATGACTATGCGGTAACCGCTGGTGAGCTTGAAATTGCATATGATAAGTTTGCAGATACAGAATCACTGGATATTAACTTGGTGTTGGGTGGTCCAAGTTCTGCTGTTGCAGATACCAAAACTGGACAGGACACTCATGTGACGATGATTACGGCCCTTGTTGAATCTAGGAGAGACTGTGTTGGTTTCGTATCACCATTTCGCTCTGCAACTGTAAATGTCACATCTAATGTCACACAGGCAAGCAATGTGATTGATGCTTTTGACCTTTGTCCATCATCGTCTTACATGGTATTCGATAGTGGATACAAATACATGTACGATAAGTACAACGATGTATTCCGCTTCGTGCCACTAAATGGTGATATAGCTGGTCTTTGTGCGTATACAGATGGTGTTGCTGACTCTTGGTTCTCTCCTGCTGGATACAATCGCGGTAATATTCGCGGTGCGATTAAACTTTCCTTCAACCCAACAAAGGCAGAAAGGGATCGTCTATATCGTGCGAGAGTTAACCCTGTGGTTGACTTCCCCGGCCAAGGTGTGGTTCTGTTCGGTGACAAAACTGCTCTTTCTAAACCAAGTGCATTTGACCGCATCAATGTGCGTCGGTTGTTCTTGGTTCTTGAGAAAGCAATCTCAACTGCTGCTAAGTTCCAACTCTTCGAATTCAACGATGAGTTCACTCGCGCACAGTTCCGTAACCTAGTTGAACCTTTCCTTCGTGATGTTCAAGGTCGTAGAGGTCTTACGGACTTCCGTGTTATTTGTGACGCAACAAACAATACAGGAGAGGTGATTGATCGTAACGAGTTTGTTGGTGATATCTTCATCAAACCAAACCGCTCGATTAACTTTATCACACTTAACTTTATCGCGGTTCGCACAGGCGTATCGTTTAGCGAGGTAGGAGGTTAATCATGGCACTTATTGACGATTTCAAAGCAAACCTAATTGGTGGAGGTGCTCGCGCTAATCAGTTTCGAGTAACAATTACTCCACCGTCAGGTATTGCGATTGGTCTTGATGTTCGTAGAACTTCATTTCTGGTTCGTGCATCAAATCTTCCAGCACAAACTTTGGGTGAGATTGCGATTCCATTCAGAGGTAGGCAGATTTATATTGCGGGTGACCGTTCATTTGAAGATGCATGGACAGTTACATTTATGAATGATACTGACTTCATGATCCGAAATGCGATGGAACGTTGGAGTAACGGTATTAATGACCTTGCTGATAACACTGGTGTGATTGCACCCGCCGATTATCAGACGGACCTCACAGTAGAGCAGTTGGATCGTGACGATACGGTTCTGAAGACATATATCTTTAGAAGTGCATGGCCACTTACGATATCGCAGATTGACTTGACTTCTGATCAGGCAGATGCGATTGAAGAATTTGAAGTAACTTGGAGATACCAACACTTTGAAGCTTCTGGCGTGAACTTCTAAGAACCTACTAAATAATACAAAGTAGGAGATATTATGGCACAACTTTTTGGGTTCCAAATTCAAAGAGCAACCAAAGAAGTAGAGGGTGGTGAGAAAACTTTCACCACCCCTACTCCTGATGACGGCACAGTTGATGTTGCCGGTGGTGGTTTTTTATCGTCTGTACTTAATACAGACGGGCGTGAACGTTCAGACATTGACCTCATTCGTAGGTATAGAGACATCTCACTTCAAGCTGAGTGTGATGCTGCGATAGAAGATATCGTAAACGAATCAATTGTAGCAAATACAAATGATGTTGCAGTTGAAGTTGTATTGGATAATCTTCCGTATCCAGACAAAATCAAGAAAAGAATTAGAGACGAGTTCAATGAAGTTCTACGTCTTTTAGATTTTGGTGTCAAAGGACACGACATTTTTAGACGGTGGTATGTAGATGGTCGCCTCTATTATCACAAAGTCATTGACACTGGTGATCCAAAAAAGGGTATTACGCAAGTTCGTTACATAGACCCCACAAAGATTAAAAAGGTGCGGGAGACAAAGAAAAGTAAAGACCCTAAAACACAAGTTGACATGGTTGAGGCAGTCAACGAGTATTTTGTATATAATGAAAAAGGATACTCTGGGGGAACATCACAAGGGATTCGTATTGCCAAAGATGCTATCGCATATTGTCCATCTGGTCTTATTGACAGTTCAAGTGGTCGAGTTCTTTCATATCTACACAAGGCAATCAAACCTGTCAATCAGTTGCGTATGATTGAAGATGCACTAGTCATCTATCGCATTTCTCGCGCACCCGAGCGTAGGATTTTTTACATCGATGTTGGTAACTTGCCTAAGATAAAGGCAGAGCAGTATCTCAAGGATGTGATGAATCGTTATCGTAACAAGTTGGTATATGATGCATCGACAGGTGAGATACGAGATGACCGTAACCATATGAGTATGTTGGAGGACTTTTGGCTTCCACGCCGAGAAGGCGGTCGAGGAACAGAGATTACAACACTTCCCGGCGGTTCTAATCTTGGAGAGATTGATGATATCGTATACTTCCAACGGAAACTATACCGTTCACTTAACGTGCCGATTTCAAGACTTGAAGCAGAGCAAGGTTTCTCTCTCGGCAGAACAACTGAAATCACTAGAGACGAACTTAAATTCACAAAGTTCGTACAACGTGTCCGTAAGAAGTTTACCCCGCTCCTCACAGACCTCTTGAAGACAAACCTTTTGTTGAAAGGAGTAATCTCACCAGAGGATTGGCCTAATATGCAAGAGCATATTCAGTACAACTTCTTAGAGGACGGTCACTTTGCAGAACTAAAAGAGGCAGAATTGTTGAAGGACCGCATCGATACTTTATCACAAGTGGAGAGTTATGTAGGAACATTCTTCTCAAAACAGTTTGTACTGAAAAAAGTTTTAAATATGAATGATGCACAAATAGCAGAAATGCAAGATCAGATTGAAAAAGAAAGTGCAGAAGACGATGAAGATGATGAAGGAGACTTTCAATGAGTGACACAAAAGATTTACTAAACGCAATCATATCAGGTAATAATGTAGACGCAGAGCGTATATTTCAAGATAATATGGCTCTGCGAGTTGGAGATAAACTAGAGATGCAACGTCGAGATGTTGCAAATAGTTTTGTAAAAACTCCGATAGATTTTGTTGATCAGGAAGCAGATGTAAATGAAGAGGATTGAGGACATCTATGAATCTACAGTTGTAGAGAAAGATGAACATCGTAAGTCGAAGGAGTATCGGAAACTTTCTCCTAAGATGAAGGATGCAGTTGATTCTATTTTTAAAGTTATGGACGCAAAACCTTCAGATTTCCTAAATAGTTTTGAAAAAACAATAAAAGACGTTTCTAAACGGTACAAAGTGTCTGAAAAAGACCTAATGAAGTACTTTGAACGTGAAATGTTAAACATATAGGAGTTGAAAAATGGCATTGGTAGTACATGAGATAATCGATACCGACTTCGAAGTGTTCTTAAAAATCACTACGACAAGCACCAATAGTGGAGCAAGTATTTATGATGCCTCTGCTGCCGAGAATGCTGCAACTGACCCAAGGGTTTCAATTGTAGGGTGCGCTTGGTCGGTTGGCTCTCAAACAGATATATTATTTGACGCAACATCAGATGTGGTTGCTCTATCATTAAATGGTAGCGGTAAAGTTGGTTTTGGAGATGGTGTTCCAGCAATCCCAAATAATGCTGGAAGTGGTGTTACTGGTGACTTGTTATTGACCAATGGTTCTGCATCAGTTGGAACTATTTGGTTGAAGCTTCGTAAAGTATCAGGTTACGATAACATAACATAAGGATAGTGCAATGGAAACACTCAAATTATTCTCAGAAGCCGTAGAGGAAGTACAATATATCTGCGAGGAAAGAGAAGACGGTAAAAAGAACTACAAGATTAAGGGTATCTTCATGCAAGCGGATATAAAAAACCGCAATGGTCGGGTGTATCCCATGCCGGTCCTTGAAAAAGAGGTAGCTAAGTATAATAAGAATTTCATTCAAGAGAAACGAGCTTTTGGTGAATTGGGTCATCCAGACGGACCTACCGTGAACCTTGAAAGGGTTTCACACATGATAACAAGTCTGAAGCCGGAAGGCAAAAACTTTATTGGTGAGGCAAAGATTATGTCCACACCAATGGGTGAAATAGTAAAGAATCTCATGGACGAGGGTGCTAAACTTGGTGTTTCCTCGCGTGGTATGGGTAGTCTTGAACAGAAAAATGGTGCAAACCATGTGCCT